CGGGCTGCCAAGCAATCTCTTTAGCGATGAATATGGGACTAACTACAATGCCTTGGATGACCCTGGAGGTTTATAAAGATCTGCTGAGAGATCGTATCACTCCCTTGGGGTTCTACACTATTTGTAATGCTTTGTGTGCTGGCTTAGTAGATGGTGTGTTTTGCAACTGGTTATCTTGTAAAGATAAAGATCACATTTTGAGCTTGCTTTATCATCTGGCTGGTTATGGGGTGCCAGATGATTCTTCTGACTTAGAGAGTGCCATGTTCACTATGTATCCCACTATGAAATACAACTTGTTCAAATCACGAGTAGGGCTAAATAATATAGAGAGGAGAACCATGTTGAACTCAGAAAATTTTCAACAACTACTATCATCGTCCAGATCAGTTGAGGATTCTTTGATGAAGATGAGATATCAAGCGTTGGATCCAACTATAGCTGCTTCAATGTCTTGGTTATCCAGGACAGATACTGTGAGACTCACACCATATCTCATGTACTCATCTGTGATAAAAGACAGAGTGGAAGGTCAAAAGGTCTCTCTTAAGAGGCTGAGAGATAGGATATTAGAGAGAACTGACAAAATTCCAATAGTGGAGACTCTCTTCCCCATGTGGAGACAATTTGTGATCATTGACTCATTGATATCATCTGAGATAGAATCGGTGCCTATTGAGAAGCGCAAGAGGTTAAAACATCAATGGATCTCACCTTCTTATATAAATGGTGATCACATGCAAGAGCTGAAGGGTGTTCTATTAGAGATCTGGTACAAGAGAATTCAAAAACATCTTAGCAGAGAGCAAGTTGACAGAATGTGGTTGCAAATAAAAAAAGACATGCCATTCTTTGTCGAAGACCCTGAAGATACATTGAAATTATCTCCATTTGATACATACTCTCAATTGCTCGGATTCATAGAATCTGTTAGTGGATCGATCAAGCCCATAAAACTACTGGCGAGAGGATCAACAAATAGATCTGGTCAGGGTCTAGAGATGATGATGAGAAACAACCTATCACCATATCATCATTTCAGATTCAAAGGATCCCCAGAACTTTTAGAAAGTGAGAACAAATTAGGTTATGCACCTGTTGTGTCATCGCTTCTAACTAATCGTCTAACAAGATTGCAGGATCGAATCAAAGGATGGTATGAGATATTACAAGCTTTAAAAGGCGAGGAGAGAAGGAAAATGTATACTGAATTCTGGTTGGACATGAAAGAATGTTATGGCAAACTACCGAAACCTGATGTTGATGATTCAAAGACAAATAGTGAGTTCTTAGACTCCTTCTTGCTCAAGTTTAAACTTCTGGTTGGTGCGATTGGGGTGAAAGAATTTGCTCGGAAATCTCAAAACTACACCATATGGGAAGATCCTGATAATCTCAATGAG